AAGGTGCATTTAGAGTCTTGACATTGAAATTGGGTAGAGTTGGGATTCCAATGATTGTGACAAATCACACATATGATGTGATTGGTTCTATGTTCCCTCAGAAAGAAATGGGTGGTGGTAGTGGACTCAAGTACGCTGCTTCCTCTATTATATTCTTATCTAAGAAGAAAGAAAAAGAGGGTACAGAGATAATTGGTAATATCATTCACTGTAAAAACGCCAAGTCAAGAATGACAGTCGAAAACAGAATGGTAGATGTCAGATTATCTTATGATAAAGGGTTGGATAGATATTACGGGTTACTCGATATGGCATTAGCATTTAATGTCTTTACAAAAGAGGGAACTCGTGTTAAACTACCTACTGGTAAAACAGAATTCGGTAAAACGATTAATAACAACCCCGAAAAGTTCTTTACACCCGATGTAATGGAACAACTAGAGACACACGCACAAGGATATTTTAAGTATGGAACAAGCGAGAATAGAACAGACGATACTGAAGAATCTGATTCAGAGTGAGTCGTTCGCACGGAAAGTGCTTCCTTTTTTAAAGGCAGAGTACTTCACTGAGACCGATGAAAAGACTGTATTTGAAGAAGTAAATACTTACTTTGAAAAATACACCAAGACTCCTACAATAGAGGCACTTCTCATAAATTTAGAGAACAATACTAATCTACAAGATGGTGTTGTAAAATCCTCTAAAACTATTGTAAAGGAAGTTGGTTCTCATCAAGACGAAACCCCACAAGATTGGTTAATAGACGAGGCAGAAAAATGGTGCAAAGATAGGGCTATCTACATCGCTGTCATGGACTCTATAGAGGTGCTTGATGAGAAGTCTCAACGGTCACGAGGTGATATACCTGAACTTTTAAAGGATGCACTTTCCGTGTCTTTCGATACGCATATTGGTCATGACCAATTAGAAGATGCAGAAGACAGGTGGGAATTTTACCACACTGAAGAGGAGAAAATCCCATTTGATTTGGAGTATTTCAATAAAGTTACTAAGGGTGGATTACCCAATAAGACTTTAAACATTTGTCTCGCAGGAACTGGTGTTGGTAAATCATTATTCATGTGTCATATGGCTTCAAGTCATTTAATGATGAACAAGAATGTTCTTTACATTACACTTGAAATGAGTGAAGAAAAGATTGCAGAGAGAATCGATGCAAACACCATGAATGTTCCTATCCAAGATTTAAGTGATATCACCAAGAATATGTTTGGTAAAAAAGTTGATAAACTTAAAAACAAAACAAAAGGTAAATTGATTGTCAAAGAGTATCCTACTGCATCTGCTCATGTGGGTCACTTCAGACATCTATTACAAGAGTTGAATATCAAGAAAGATTTCAAACCTGATATTATCTTTATTGATTACCTAAACATATGTGCAAGTCATAGAATCAAGCCAGGTGCTGGTGCAAACTCATACACACTTGTTAAGTCAATTGCAGAAGAGTTAAGAGGACTTGCAGTAGAGTTTGACTTACCAATTATGAGTGCGACTCAGACTACACGAAGTGGATATGGTTCAACAGATATTGAACTTACAGATACTTCAGAGTCATTTGGACTTCCTGCAACTGCAGATTTTATGTTTGCATTGATTACATCTGAAGAATTGGACGAATTAGACCAAATGGTAGTCAAACAGTTAAAGAATAGATACAATGACCCAACAGTTTTTAAGAGATTTGTTATCGGTGTAGACCGTGCAAGAATGAAATTGTATGATTGTGAACAAGAAGCACAAGAAGAGTTGGTTGATTCTGCAATAGAACAGGACGATTCAATACCAGTTTTCGATAGAGGGAAGTCAGAAAAATACGGAGATTTCAAAGTATAGACCTAAATAGTAATATGAAGAAGAATTTGAAATCGAATGAAGTACTTGATGAATTAACAAGAAAAGTTGAGTTAAAAATTGCATTAAGAGATGCAAAAAAAGAACACAACGAAGAAGATGTTAAGACTTTATCCAAAAAAATTGATAAAATAGACACTAAATTGTCCTCGACACCTTTGCAAAAAATATAAATAAACATATTAACGCACTTAATTAGGAAACTACTATGGCAGCTACATCAGGAAATACCCACATTACAGACGGAATAGTATTCACACAAGCAGAGTGTGATTCATATCTTGCAGAGACAAACGCATTGGAAGTAGAATGGGAATGGATGACTGGGGTCACTAAGACTTATACGTTACACACCTATGATTATGATGGGTCAGATTTTTCTAATCCTGTAGATGGTGATGACTACACAGGTGCAGGTGCTGATGGTTTTTATCCTGCGTGGAGAACGGCTAACCCCGATGTGACAGCTGTGGTACAAAATAATTTTGACACCTACCCATATGACCAATGGAATTACTATACCAATCAGAACTCACAATACAATACAGATGCAGCTCAAATTAAAACAGATTTAGATGTAATGAAAGCAACTCATGTGGAAATGCTTGCAACAGTAGATTAATTCTAAAAACTTTATCGTTTTTAAAGGGTCGTATAGACCCTTTTTTTGGCATTAGTGCTTGCAAATGTATAAATAGTATGGTATTCTTACAATATAATTAATTGCAACAGACTAAACTTATGGCTGGAAAGAACTTACATTTAGAACACCTCGAAGACGAAATCATTAACTATGGCATCGCAGGTGGTCGTGCATCAATCAATTTCTTAAGAGAGTTAAGAGATATGATGAAAGGTAATGCATCAGGTCGTGTCAACATGACTGTTAAGTGGGACGGTGCTCCTGCAATTTGGTGTGGCCCTCACCCCGAAACAGGAAAATTCTTTATCGCAAAGAAATCACTATTCAATAAAGGTGGTGCATTGTACTATTCTAGTATAAAAGAAATCAATGACACTTCCGACTTAAACGGTACACTCAAAACAAAATTCACTGAAGCATTCAACGCCTTTTCAGGTGTCGGAATGAAAGAAATCCTGCAAGGAGACTTAATGTTTACTTCGGGAGATAAAAGTAATACTAAAATGGACGGAAAGGAGTACATTACATTCCAACCAAACACAATTATGTACGCAGTTCAGAAAGACTCGAAGTTAGGAAAAGAAATAGGAAGTGCGACACTAGGTGTAGTTTGGCACACAACTTACAAGGGTTCAACAATCGAAGGTTTGTCTGCATCATTCGGTGCAAAACTTCCACCTTCATCGTCTAAGGTTTGGCAAGACGATGCAACCTACAAAGACACTACTGGTTATGGAAACATGACTGCACAAGAAACACTTAAACTTACACAAGCACTTACTAATACAGGTAAAGCATTTCATGGTATCACTGGGAAAGACCTCAAAAAGTTCAATGACGTACAGGGAGTTCTTAATTCAAAAGGAGCTGCAGGTGCATCGTACAAAACATACACTAACACCCTTATCCGTAATAATAAATGGAATCCCAATGGAAAAGACTACCTTACACACGTTGAGAACTACTGGAAGGATAAAATAGTCGCAAAAGTTAAAACACAAAAGACTAAAGATATCAAGATACAGATTGGTAAAGATATCATGAGAGACTTAAGAACAATTTCAAAAATGGTAGACAACCTTGCAAAATTTCAAGGACATTTGATAGATTCAAAATCATTGATTGTGACTGCTCTAAATAGAGTAAAGAGTATAGGAACTTTTGTAAAGACTGATAAAGGATTCAAGGTTGTAAACCCCGAAGGTTATGTTGCAATCGACTCAGACGGGTCTGCAGTAAAACTTGTGGATAGAATGGAGTTCAGTCAAAACAATTTTAACGCCGCTAAGGCATGGGACAAATGATGAAGTTATTACTATTTAAAATATTTGTAGGAATAATGTTACTTGATGAGTTTGTTTTTCTTGGAATAATAGCTTATGGAGCATTATGAAATCATTTAAGGAACATATGACAGAAACTATTCACATTCCTATTAGTATAGGTGATGTAGTTCTTGGTGGTAAGTTTAAAAACAAAAAAATGGTTGTTAAAACAATAGAGAAAAATGAGAAAGGGGATATTACAATTAATGGTAGACCACTATTAAAGTTTAGGATAATGAAACAAGATGAAAACGTTTAGAAAATTTAATGAAAGTTCAACCCAAAAGGTAGTAATAGCCTTTGGTCGATTTAATCCACCTACTATTGGACATGGTGCATTGGTAGAGAAAGTTGTTAAGGCAACAGGTGGTGGTTTTAAACCTCTAGTGTTTATGTCTCACTCAAATGATAAAAAATCAAATCCATTAGACTATAATACAAAACAAAAATGGATGAAAAAATTCTTTGGTAAAAAGGTGGGAATTGTAAAAACACCTGCAAGAACAATTTTTGAAATAGTTACAGAATTATACAATCAAGGGTATAGAGAATTTCGTATGGTTGCAGGTTCAGACCGAGTCAGAGAGTTTGAAACTCTTATCAAAAAATACAATGGTTCTAAAGGAAGACACGGGTATTATAAATTTGATTCAATAGAGATTATTAGTGCAGGTCAAAGAGACCCTGATGCAGAAGGAGTATCAGGAATGTCTGCAAGTAAAATGAGAGCAGCCGCAGAAGAGGGTGACTTTGAATCATTTAAAACAGGTGTTGCATCTAATAACTTGAGAGACCAAGAACTACTATACAAAGAAGTTAGAAGTGGTATGGGTATTAAAGAAGAAACAATGCCTAACTATATGTTTGAAGACCTATTACAAGAAGGTGTTTACGACCCAGGCATATTCAAAGCAGTTTTCTTAATGGGTGGGCCAGGTTCAGGTAAATCAACAGTGGTTGATGCACTCTCACTTAAGGCACTAGGACTTAAAACAATCAATAGTGACACTCACTTTGAACGACTTATGAAAGATGCAAAAATGTCTATGAAAATGACTAAGACTGGTAGTGGAACAGTCAACCCCGAAAGAGATAAACTTCGTGCAAAGGCAAAAGGTATTGCAACCAAACAAATGGATATCCATGTTCCTGCAAGACTGGGATTAATCTTTGACACTACAAGTGCAAAAGCAGGTAAGATTCAGGGGTATAAGAAGAATCTAGATGCATTAGGATATGAGTATAAAATGGTATTTGTTAAAACAAGTCTAGACCTTGCACAACGACTCAATTCAATGAGAGCAAGAACACTACCACCTGAGATTCTAGTGAAAGAACATGAGGCAGTAGAGAAAAATGCAGATATATTCAAGAGAATATTTAAAAAGGACTTTATAGAAATCGTTAATGACGATACTGTTCAATCATTACAGGGTAAAGCGTCTAAGTTATATGGTGCAATGATGACTTGGTGTACTAAATTCCCCACTAATAAGGTTGCTCTCGCATGGAAAGAACAGGAGTTAATTGCTAAAAAGCATAAATAGATTATATGGATATTTTAAACCAAATACTTAACGCACAAAAAGGTTCTCGTGATGATAAAGTAGAGAACTTTAAGTCTTTATTTGCAGAAGAAGACAACGTTGCAGTGCAGACTGCACTTGCAAAAGCGAAACAAGTTGAGGAAATGGAAAGACTTAAAGCGAAACATGAACAAGAAGTCGAAGCACTTCAAGATGAACATGATAGAGAAAATGAAAGACTTGCAGGCGCAAAAGAGAAAGAAACTGTAGATACTGCAATTAAAAAGAAACGTGATGCAGAAAGAAAAGCATCAGAGAAACAATCTGCAAATGAGTCTGTTGAAGAAGGTAAATTAGTCTCAGACATCCAACACATCATTGATACGGTTATGAAAAAGATTAATAACCAAGTTGGTAAAGAGATTACAAGGAACCAAGAGAAAGGTCTTGGTATGTTAAATACTTTAGGGTCATTTGTTGGTGCGAAGATTACAGATAAGAAACAAGAAAAAGGAAAGTTGTTCCTTAAGTTTGGTGATGATATAGAAGAAGGTAGGAACTATGCTAAAGAAAGAGCAAACTATCATTCTAGGCCAGAACAAATGGAAAAAAATGCAGCTCGTAAAAGAGCAAGAAGAGCATTAGAAAAAGAAGGAAAGGTAAAACCTTTTGATAAGAAAGATGTTCATCATAAGGACAATAATCCATTAAATAATGACAAGGGTAATTTATCGGTTGTATCTCAGAAGTATAACAGAACAGAACCTAGACTTAGAGAGAAGTTAAGTAAAAACGCATCGATAAAAGATTTTATAAACGATTTCAAAAGTTCAGATGCACCTCAGTTTAAAAACCAAAGTGCAGAAGAAATTAAAAAAATGGCAGTTGCAGCCTATTATGCAAATCAAAAAAGGGGATAATAAAATGGCAGGAAATAAACACAATAATGGAGTCCACGAAGTTGGAACTCCTGAAACTTTGAAGGCATACCAAGAGGATACACCTAACCAAAGTGTAGAGAAGTATCTTGCAGGTATCAAAGAAGTGATTGAAGAGAAGAAAGACAAACAGAAAAAGTCTTTCATGCAGGTATTCCAAAATCCCCTTAAAGGTTTCCCTTACAATGAAGAACTTGACGATAACTTCGTTAAACCCCTAGAAGAAACTGTATCAGAAGCAAGCAGACCTAACTATAAACCTGTAAAAAAGAATCATTATGATGTTGTTGTTAGAAATATAAAGAAAAAGGATGCATATGCTATCTTTAATTTTACCAAAGATGTATCTGATAGACTAGATATAGAAGACATTGATGCTGACCAAATAACAGGTAGTGGAATGAGTAGTTGGTCGGACGGAGATATGTATATACAAGGTGATGATGCTGGTAAAGTTGGTCTTGAAGTTCTGAAAAAATTTAAGAGTAAAGGAATTAAAGTACTGGGTGAGTCTGTTGAAATAGAAGAAGGTAAGTATGCAAAATACTCAGACTTACTAATGAAGAAAGCAAAAGAGATGCAAGCAATTGACAAAGCTCAAAACAAGTCAGGGGTTGCAAATCCTTCATTAAATGCTCTTAAATCAATCAACAAAGAGATTGAAAAAGAGATGAAAAAACTTGGTATTACAGAATCAATCAATGACGACCTCGAAGAAGGTAAAATGGGTGAACTATTCCAAGACATTCAAAATGGTGCGACAGCAAAAGAAATCGCAAGAGACTATCCAGTTTCAATTGCACAAGCAAAAGAATTTCTTAAAGATTACTACAGTCAAAAGAAGAAACCTATGAAAATGGGTGAAGAAATTCTTAGAAACTATGATTCATTACTTGAAGCAAAAGACTTAATGCCAGATATCAAAAAGATTGTGGATACTAAATCTGCAACAAAAGTTGGTGGAATCATGTTAGATATGTTCACTGCATCTATGATTTTAACAGTTTACGATAAAGTAAACGACCAAAACAAAGGTAAAATGGAGAAATCAAACATTCAAACTCTAGTACACATTGCACATAAAGTAATGGGTGTTAAAGAAGAAACTTTAAACGAAAGGTCTATGAAGATGAAAGACATCGTTCGTAAACACAAAAGAGAACTTCAGAAAGTACAAAGAAGTGGTAATCTAGAACTATCCAAAAAATTAGAAGCCGACTTAATGCAATGGGCAATGGATAATGGTGAAGTTAACACCGATGACCCTGATGATTTTATTGATTGGTTAGACAGAGATTTAGACGATATAATGAAAGGTAAAATCAAAGAATCAATTAGTGAGAGTAATTGGGGATTTGTATTCTATAATAAGAAATCTTTAGACAATTTCCTTAAAGACCCATATATCAAAAGTGTAACAAAAAATGTTACGATAGACCAAGAAAAATTCAGAGGTGGTAAGAGTGGTTTTTCTGTAGGTATTGAATCAGATGAAGATTTAGGTCTTAATCCTTTAGCCAAAAAAGTAGAAAAGATTAAGAAGAAATACGGAAAGCCTGGAGTTGATTATGCTCATGTTGAACATGACGGTGAATCAATTAGTGAAGGAACATGGGCATTACCAAAGACTTCTAAACAAAAGAAAGAATTAAAAGACTTGTTGAAGAAACCAGTTGTCTTAGGTAAAGACGGTGATGATGCCTCTGACAAACTGTATGACCTTATTGGTGATGATGGTTTGTTTGATGACTTATATAAAGCAGGTCAGAAAAATCCAAAAGGTGATGCAAGACCTATCATTAAAGCAAAAATGAAAGAGTTGGGTATCAA